TTTTGAGGTAGTGTATCATAGCGACACAAATGGAGGTAATCGATGACTTTGGCAGAATATTTTAAAGATAAACCGAAAGGCGCTCAGTCCATGCTGGCCAAGCAATTGGAGATCAGCGTTACTTGGCTCTCGTTGGTTCGCGTTGGAAAAAAGCTTCCCAGCGCAAAATTGGCGGTCAAAATTGAAAAGGCAACTTTGATGGTTGTTAAACGATCTGACCTGCGACCTGATATATTTGGAAAAGCAAAATGAGGTGGCATAAGTTCGACATTGAAAAACACTACGAGCGGGCCGGGGGGCTATCGGTGGAGGATGACTTGGCCTTGCGGCGTTTGATTGACATCTACTACCTGTACGAAGAGCCGCTGTCCGCGGATGTGCAAGAGCTAGCGGAGTCGATTGACCTGCCAAGCGCAAATTTGGCCTACCTGTTGGTAAAGTTTTTTGAGTTTGACGGAGAAGCAAACTGTTGGCGCGACCCGGAAATCGATCGCGACCTAATGAAGCGAATACATCAGCGAAAGACAAACCGCCGCCTTGCCTTGCTGGGCGGTAGACCCAAAAAACAACCTAAAAGCGCATGAACTACTTTCAATTCCACATTGGTGATTACAGAGCCGCCACAGCCCATCTTTCCAACGAAGAAGACTTGGCGTACCGTCGTCTCATTGAGATGTACTACGACACTGAAAAACCTATCCCATTGGATACCCAGTGGGTTGCCAAACGGTTGCGAGTGGATAGCGAAGTCGTTAAGGCGGTTTTGCAGGACATGTTCTGTCAGACAGAATCTGGGTGGTCGCACAAAAGGTGCGATTCGGTCATCGAGCAATACCATTCGATGGCAGAAAAAAACAGGGCAAATGGGCGGCTTGGCGGAAGAAAAAAGAACCCAGTGGCTACCGACTGGGAACCCATCGCTAAGGCAACCAATAACCATGAACCAATAACCAATAACCAATTAATTAAAGATGCTGGCGCATCTTTGGCGGAAACGAGGTTTCCACCTTGTCCACAACAGGCATTGATTGACCTTTGGAAAAAAAAACTGCCACACCTACCGCAACCCCGGGTTTGGGAGGGTGCCAGACAGGGCCATATGCGGGCACGATGGGTGCAAGCGGCCAAACCGTCCAGCTTCTCCAAAGACGGCTACAACACCATCCAGAGCGGTCTGGCGTGGTGGGAAAGCTTCTTTGCCTACATCGCGGATGACACGACGCTTTCGGCTGGCTACGAAACCCAAGGGCGCAGATGGGTGCCCGATCTGGTCTGGGTGGTGAACCCAACCAACTTCCAAAAAATCATTGACGGGAAATATCAAAAATGAGCTTTGAAAAACCAAACCTGAACAAGTTCGACCGCGACGAAAGCGAAACCAAATCTCTGATGTGTCAAGAGCCGGGTTGCAAAAGCCGGTGGTCAGTCAACATGGGCTGGCGCAAATGCTCCCAGCACGCATGGGGTAAGTCATCAGACTTCGGACTGAGTGCACCCAGCAAGGTTGTGTTCACTCAGCCGCCTGTGCGCCCGTACACAGAAGTCGATGACGAGATTTATTGATGAACCGGTATGAAGCAAACCAAATCCTCGACAAAGCCCGCGAGGGCCATCCTTGCTCAGAGGCTCGCGCCCTCCAATGTTTGTATATCACCGGAGACGCTGGAGTACATGCGCCAGTGCGAAGCGAGGGAGTGGATGATGAGGCATCGCCGGAAGATTGGCGAGGTCGGATCAGAAGCCGCGCAATTGTGGTGGGCAGGAGTAAAAAATGACATTGATAAGCGTCGAGGAGTTGGAGCGAGCGCTGAACTTGTTAAAAGAATGGAGGTCGAGCGTGCAAAGCGAAATAGTTCTACCGTGGCCACCAAGCGTTAACAAATATTGGCGGACGTATCAAGGGCGTATGTTGGTTAGCGAAGAGGGTCGCAACTACATAGCCACCGTTGCTGATCAGATTTTGTTGCAGGGGTTTCGAAAAAACAAAACGTACGAAAACAAAATCATCGTACAAATTCAAGCCTACCGGCCAGACGAAAGAAAGCGCGATCTTGACAACTTGTTTAAAGCTCCGCTTGACGCATTGGCCAAGGCGGGTGTTTACAAAGACGATAGTCAGATTGTTGACCTGCGAATCTTTTGGGCCAAAGAAAAAGGCGGAATGTTGAAAGTTTTAATAAGCGAGGTTGACGATGCACATAGTGATTAACGTGTTGCTGATTACGGGCTTGCTCGTTTGGTTGGTCGTACCAGTTTTGTTGGTCATTTTTGTATGGAGGAAAACATGACGAAAGAACGTGATCCGCACAAAGCGGTTGATTACATTTTGTTGCACGCCACAAAATTTGCTGAAGCAAAAGCGCGGCGCACTGAGCTTGAGTATTTCTCAAAATCATTGAAGGCAATTCTGATGAAGCAAAGCGGCGAGTCAAGTATTGCCGCGCAAGAGCGTGAGGCGTATGCCCATAAAGATTACGAGATTCATATAGCAGGCATCAAAGACGCTACCGCGATAGAAGAAAAGCTTCGCTGGGATCTAAAGGCCGCGGAATTACGCGTTGAAATTTGGCGCACAGAACAAGCTAATGCGCGACAAGAATTTAAGGCAACCGTATAAAAGAGGCGGAAATGATATTAGACCCAGAAGACGAAGCGTTCAACGAGATTGAACAACGGGCCAAGCAACGCAAGGAGGCTGTGAGAAAGTCTTTGAGTTTGGAGGATGCGAGACAGCAAATCCAAGCCATGACACAAGACCGATCAACACTTCTAGCTATTAACCCATATCGTGACCATGTGATTGAAGAGGTGGCGCAGGCCATTTTGAAGATGGAAGGCTTTGGTCAGGACACGCTGAACAGCTTTGCTATTTACATTCGAGGTTTGAAATGACACAAGTTGAAGGAGAACAAGCATGATTGAAGCAATGATGCAGGCATATCAATTGCTGTTGACCGAGCCGCATGCGCCAACAGTTTGTGACAAGCTTGAGGTTATTTTTCGCCGAGCGATTGCAGAGTTTGAAAGCCAAGAACAAAACTTCTGTTCACGATGCGGCAAACGCTCAAAGGACATTCACACTTGCACACCACCACAGCGCACAGAGCAAGAGCCACAGATTGCAATTAACGCTCAAGTCGTTGGCTATGTTGAGCCACAGCGCACATGGGTAGGGCTGACGCAAAATGAAATTAAGAGTTGCTGGTTGGGATACGAGGCCAGAGGCTACCCCCCAGAACGGGTAATGATGTTTTATAAATTGGTAGAGGTAATGTTAAAGGAGAAGAACACTTGATAAGCCGAATCATTTTTTGTGTGATGCTGGGTGTGATGGGATTGATTGGTTTGTTTCCTGCAACACAAGAGCCGCCCAAACCTTTGACAGGTGCGCAGATACAAATGAAAAGCAAGTTGCGGTCAATCAACACAATGTGCGAAAAACGCAAAAGCAAAAAACCAAACAAATTTTGTAACAGTCTAAAAAGGACAAAAAATGCATGAAATGATTTATGAGTTGGCGTTTTTTCTGGTTGGTGTCATTGTTGGCGCTGGTCTTTACCGGTTCAGCGACTACTACATCGTGGCCAAGATTTTGCAAAACCAAGCAAAAGATTTTCCGACCTTCACCAAAGAAGAGGTTTTAGAGGCGATTGCTCGGGAGGAGCAACATGCCGCGAAAACCAAGTGACATCACAGGCTCAAAAAAGCAAATTGCTGTGCGCGTTTCGGCGGGCCACGCGCTTGCGTTCAAACAGCTTGGTGGGTCGCAATGGCTCCGAAAGATTTTGTCTGACCATTTGAAAAGCCAGCATCAAAAAATACACGAGCCGGAAAAGATCAGCCAATGACCACGCTCAAAGAAAAAAAGCACATGAGCACGGTGGCTGAGTTGGGTTGCGCCGTATGCCGCCGTATGGGCTACCCGGGCACGCCCGCTGAGATCCACCACAAAAGGGCCGGAACCGGGGCCGGAAGGCGCTCAAGCCACATGGAGGTCATCCCACTATGCCCGGAGCACCACAGGGGCAAGACGGGCCTCCACGGGCTTGGCACAAAGGGATTTCCCAAGCATTGGGGGTTTGACGAGGACGATCTGCTGGCCGACGTTAACAGCCTGTTAACCGAGGGAATTTGATTAACCCCATGTTTTAGTAGGGTTTGTAATTGAGTCGATTAATTTAATGTTACACTTTTGCACCGACACAGCATTTTGCACAGTCGGTTAACAGCGAAGGCAACATCATGAAAAACGACTTAAACATCTCCGAAATCGACAAGCTTGGCGAATTGCTGGCCCAGATCAAAGATCTGACCGAGCAGGCCGACAAAATCAAAGACGAAATCAAAGAAGCTGGCGCTGACGGCCTGCTGGCTGTGGACGACGAGGGCGTTCGTTTTGTCGAAGGCAGTCTCTTCCGCGCCGTTTACATCGAGTCCAACCAATCGAGGTTTGACAGCAAGAAATTCATCGCCAAGTTTGGCGCAGACGTGTACGCCGAGTACACCAAAACATCCGCTTATTTCAGCGTCAAAGTCACCGCACGTTAATCAGGGGAACGATCATGAACCAGCAAGAATTTAACAAAGCAGTGGAGGCCGACATACAGGCCCTGTTGCACACAAAGCAAGCCGCCACCATCAACGTGTACGACGCTATCAGCATCATCGAGGGTGACGTTGAAAGCACCGAAGAAGAGGCGCTGGCCGCATGGCAACACCTGCTTGACACCGGCGTTGTGTGGCGTTTGCAGGGCTACTACCAACGCCAGATCCACGCGCTTGTGGACGCTGGCCTTGTGGAGGTGCGTTAATGTCTGACCATATCGAATCAACCGGCACTTTGATGCTGTGCCGCCACTGCGGTTACAAAACCCAAATCAAGATGGGCACGTTTGCCTACGTGGATTCGCAGATGGCCGCGTTCATTGAATCGCACAGATCTTGCGCCTCGCCGCGCAAGCAAAAGACCGCCTACGAAAAAGCGTTCGACGACGGAGCCGACCACACGCTTACCCACCTCGACAGCCTGAGCCGCGCCGGTCTGACTTTGGCCGAGGCCCTTGACCGAATTCGGTATAACCCCACAGATCGGTCGGGTAAGGAAACCGACTCGGATTAAACTCTGATACACTAAAGCCTCATTCATTTTTTTTAACAGCGAAGGAAATCACCATGTACCGTTTTGCATCATCATCTGCCCAAAAAACCCTGCGTAGCCAGACCCCTCTGAGCAACGAGCAAATTGCTCACTACGCACCCAGCGTGACCGCTTTGGCTCCGCACGATCGCGTTTCCGAGCGCTACACCCACATCCCCACCATCAAGGTCATCGACGGCCTGCGCGATGCTGGCTTCTACCCGTTTGAGGTTCGCCAGACTTTGGTGCGTGACCCAAGCCGCCGCGAGCACACCAAGCACTTGGTTCGCCTGCGCCACCACTCTGCCATTGAGTCCACCGGCAAAGGCGAAGTGGGCGAGATCGTATTGCTCAACAGCCATGACGGCTCGTCGTCTTACCAATTGCTGTCCGGCTTCTTCCGGTTCGTTTGCTCCAACGGTTTGATCGCTGGCGACATCACAAACGACGTGCGCGTTCGCCATAGTGGCAACGTGGTGGACAACGTCATTGAGGGCGCGACGCGCATTCTCAGCGACTTGGAAGTGGCCCAGTCTCGCGTGGGCGACTACAAAAGCCTGTCGTTGACCCATGACGAACAGCGCCTGTTTGCAAACGTGGCCTTGGGCTTGCGTTGGGAGCCAGAGTCTGCGCCCGTGACCGTGGAAAACGTGCTCCGCCCAAGCCGCTGGGCCGACGCGGGTAGCGACCTGTGGACAACTTTCAACGTGGTGCAGGAAAACCTGATCAAAGGCGGAGTCTCAGGACGCGCTAAAACAGGCCGCAGGCTGACGACCAAGGCAGTGTCAGGGGTGAGCGAAAACGTCCGCTTAAACCAGTCTCTGTGGGCCTTGGCTGATGGTTTTGCCAAGCTCAAGCAAAACGCTGTCGAAGTCGAGGAACTGGTGGCGGCATAAGTCAAGGTCAAAAGGTAGGGGGCTTTTGCCCCCCCCCTTTTTTTTGGGAGCTTTCATGATTTCAAGAATGCAACACGCTATTAAGCTGGCGAACCTTTGCTGGAGCAAGGCCGCGGCTGTGGAGCCGGAATTTGTCGAGCAGTACCTTGCACTTGCCGAAGAACTGCTGACGCACAAATCGCTGGTCACCGGCGACGAGTTCAAGCATTTTTGCGCCAGCAAGGGCCTGCGCAGACCGTCAACGCTTCACCCCAACGTCTGGGTGTCCGGCGTGCGTGCACTGCGGTCTATCGGGTGGATTCACCCCGTGACCAAGGTCGAGCCGACTCGGGCCCACAACCACATGCCCAGCGTCACACAATGGGTTTCCATGCTGTACCAAGCCAACCCCAACCAATACCTTTTGCGGCTTTGAAAATAACCCGCAAAGTTGTACGGAAATGTAAATCCGAGTCGGATTAGAGTGTGCTAAGATAAAGCCTCATTCAACAAACAGCGAAGGAAAGCGAAATGGAAGAAAGCCACATTCAGTACCCAGAAGCGTATGCCGCCGCCCGCAGACGCAACATCATCCACAACGCACGCAAAACTTGGTTGGCGAGCACGCCGCGTGCCCACGAAATTCTTGACGCGGTTGACGAGGCCCGCAACTACAACGGCAGGGGTGCCACAACCTACAAAGAAGGCTTTGCTGGCGCTATGGCCTTTGCCCTTGACACCTATGGCAAGCTCACGCCAAAGCAGTCTGAGGCCGTCTTAAAGGGCATTGATGCCCGTGCCGCCCGTAAGGCAGAGTGGGCCAGCAAGCAAGCCGCGCTGGACGCTGATCGGGCGCATGTGGGCGCAGTTGGCGTGAAGGTCACCCTGAACCTGACGTGCGTTCACGTTATCAGTTTTGAAAGCAGTTTTGGTACTGTGTTGATCAACATCTGCGAAGACGATGACAAAAACGTAATCATTTACAAGGGTTGTGCACAGGGCTTTCCCAGCAAGGGCGAAACGGCCACAGTCACCGCCACAGTCAAAGAGCACGGCGTGCGCAATGGTGTCAAGCAAACCGTCATCCAGCGCCCTAAGGTCGCCAAACAAGCTGAAGAGGTGGCGGCATGAATTACGGTGGCCACCACGCAGTTTTTACCAACAAGGTCAAAGAATACGACGCGCACACCTGCACGCGGGCTTTGGCCGACTGCCATCAAACGCTGGCACTTCACCGTGACCTGCCGACCGACGACCCCTATTACATCAAGCTGTGGGCCGAGATCGACGCATTACGCGAACGGCAACTGGCCTTGCAGAAAAAAGCCAAAGCATCCCAATAAACCCTGAATTCAACAGAGAAGGAAAACCCTATGTACACATCAGTAACCATGCACAGAGTAGTTTCCGTGCAAGACCGCACAGTGGATCATTACCAAGAAATGACCGGTCGGAGTTTTTTTGTCAGACATTTTGATATTGAATTTGAAGACGGCTCAACGCAATACATTGCCCTGTACGCCAATGAAGAAAAGAACTTGGCATCGTGGAACGTGCCTTCGGAGCCGAACCTGCAATCGGAAGCCAGAATCATGGTTCAGGCCGTGCCCGATGACGGCTTGGCCAAATACCGCGAAGACTTGATCGCGCAGATTTCGTACGTGGACGACGAGAGCGCCAAGCACAGCGCCCGCATGTTGGAATACATAAAAGTTATAGACAGACGATTGGCTGTCGTTTAAAATAAAAACAGCGCGGTAGCTCAGTGGTAGAGCGCTCGGTTCATACCCGAAGGGCCGGAGGTTCAAATCCTCCCTGCGCAACCATCAAGACGCATGGGGATTGCGGCTCAGGGCTAGACCGAAAGGATGCTACGCCGTGGACGGGGAGAGAAGAAGCCCTAGACCGTCCGTGAACAGTCCCCAGCCGTGTTGGTGTAGCTCAGGAGGAGAGCGACCCGGGTTTGGCCGGGGATGACGGAGGTGCGAATCCTCTCGCCAACAACCTATAGCGCCCCGAAAGCGAATCGAATACACTGCTAGCATTCGTTCACATTCACGGGGATTACGGGTTATGCCAGAAACCAAGCCAAAGACGCGCAAGGCCACGCGCCAAGAGAAGATCATCAAGCCGGGCGTTTACGAGACACCAGTAGATGCTCCCGCGCCCGCAAAGGCCCACAAAAAGACAGGCCGACCTTCCAAGTACGACCCTGAAATAGCCCGGATCATCTGTGAGCAATTAAGCGAAGGTGTTCCCTTGCGCCAGATATGCAGAGACAACGACGGCTTCCCAGCTTGGCGTACGGTTTACGATTGGATGGGTAAAGATAAAGCGCTTTCCGCATCCATCGCACGCGCACGCGACATTGGCTATGACGCGCTGGCTGAAGAATGCCTGCTGATTGCTGACACCGTCCAGTTTGGCCAAAAGCAGGTGATGACTGACGAGGGCACAGCGACGACCATCGAAGACATGCTGGGCCACCGCAAGCTTCAAATCGAGACGCGGCTCAAGCTGTTGGCCAAGTTCCACCCAACCAAATACGGCGACCGCGTGGCCATCGAGGGCGTGGAAGGCGGAGCGTCCATTAAGACCGAAGACCTGACGACCACCAGATTGTTTGACATTATTCGCAATATGGAGATGAAGACCCGTGTTGGATCTGCTTGATCGCGACACGGCGACGGAGTACGAGAACCGACCCGAAACCGACAGGCTGGCAATTGTCAAACATTTGGAATGGGTGGCCAGCGCCAGCCCGCACCAGATTCCGCCTGATCTTGAGCTTGACTGGGCCGTGTGGCTCCTGTTGGCCGGTAGGGGTGCAGGAAAGACCCGCTGTGCCGCTGAAACGCTATGGTGGTGGGCGTGGATCCACCCGGGTAGCCGATCGCTTGTGTTGGCCCCTACGTCGAACGACATCAAGCACACATGCATTGAGGGCGAGAGTGGACTGCTGTCGTGCATCCCGCCGCCGCTGTTGAAGCATTACAACAAACAAGATCACCTGATAACGCTGGCCAACGGCTCAACCATCCGCGGCATTAGCGCCGACAGCTACGAGCGCCTGCGCGGCCCGCAGTTCCACTTCGCGTGGTGCGACGAGCTAGCCGCCTTTGAATACCTGCAAGACGCATGGGACATGATGACGTTTGGCCTGCGCCTTGGCAGAGCGCCCCGGGTCATCGCCACCACAACGCCTAAGCCAAAAGATCTAATCCTCGAGCTTGTGTCCCGTGAGGGTAAAGACGTGGTGGTAGACCGGGCTTCGACCTACGCCAACATCAGGAACTTGGCTGAGAAGTTCACCAACAGCCTCGAGCAGTACCGGGGTACAAAGCTGTACAACCAAGAGGTGCTGGGCGAGCTTGTGGATCTGGAAGACGGCAAGGTCATCAGCCGTGACATGTTCAGCCTGTACCCGGCGTACACCGAAGACGGCCACCCGAACCCGTTCCCCAACTTTGAATACATCGTCATGTCGCTGGACTGTGCGTTTTCTGAGAAGACCCACAACGACCCGACCGCCTGCACCGTGTGGGGCGTGTTCAAGCCGCTGGACGGCCCCATGTCCGTGCTCTTGATCGACGCATGGGCCGAGCACTTGAGCTTCCCCGACCTGAAGCCGCGGGTCATTGAAGAGTTCCAGACCGCCTATGGCGAAGGCCGTGACGCTAAGCGGCCAGACATCATGGTCATTGAAGACAAGGCCGCAGGCATCAGCCTGATCCAAGAGCTTGGCCGGGCGGGTTTACCCTGTAGGGCGTACAACCCCGGGCGGGCCGACAAAATGCAACGCCTGCAAATAGCCGCGGCCATCATCACCACCGGGCGCGTATGGATCCCCGAGTCAGAGTCCCGGCCAAACTACGTCAAGACGTGGGCCGAGGGCTTCGTGGCCCAGATCTGTGCATTCCCGGACGCTGTGCACGACGACTACGTTGATACGGCCACACAGGCACTGCGCATCTTGAAAGACGCTGGTTGGCTCGACATTGACCCCGCTCCGCGATATGATGACGATGACTTTGTAGACACAAAGCCTGCGCGTGTAAACCCATACTCAGCATAAGACCATGGCCAAAATCAAACCACTAGCTCGAGCCGCGGATACAAACCCATCAGTCGTCATGTCATTGGCCGACGAGGTGCGTGCAGAGATGGCCGCTGACAAGGCGGCGAAGCTGGACAAGAACCAGCTTGAAGCAAAGCGCAAACAGTACGAAGCCAGCAGACCGCCGGTCAAAGCCTCCGAGGCATACGGCCAGCATGAGGGTTCATACATCAAGCCCATCTTCTACGACCGCATGCAAGTGGATCTGTCCAAGGGCAAGTTTGGTGGCCCCGGATTCTCAGGCATCCAACTGGTTGACCCGGAATATCAAAAGGCGCGGGCGGTGGCCGGTGTAACCGACCAAAAGATGGCGACACGCCTCATCAACCGCAACAAGGCGCAGGTGCCCAAGGGTGCAAAGGTTATCTGGACACCGTCAGTTGGTGGACTCGAGCAACACAAGTCCAACTCCACCATGTTCAGCGAGTTTGCCGACATCTTTGCCAATCAGCGCAAGAACATGTCGCCTGAGGAGATCCAGAAGCTGAGCGACCGCGCCAGCACCATGACCGACAACAATGGCCGCTTAATCTTTCCCAATGGGATTGACTTAAGTTCGCGCAACTTCCGCAAGGCTGTCAAAACCTACGACCAACGCGCATTGATGGCCGACATCTTCGCTGGCCGTGGTGTGGGTGGCGAGAAGGGCCGCACGGTTCCGATGGAAGAATTGCTCCAGAAGAACCTTGACCCCAACATGGCGCAGGCTGGCACGCTCGACTTGGGCAACCGGCTGTTCCGTCTGGACGACAACGTCATAGACCGGCCCGACCTGCACAGTGATTACCCCAAGATCCTGACGGGCGAAGATCTGGATGTGAACTACCTGCCCACGCCCATTGCCACGGTGTTCGAAGACTTTAAGACGGCCAAGGAGTTAGAAAAGGGCCGCGACATCACGTTGATGGACTACACCAAAAACGACCCAACCCAATTGCTCACGGAAGATCTGCTGACCAGAATGCAAAAGGCCGGATACCGTAAGGGTGGGCTGGCCCGCATGAACAAGGGCGGAGCGATGAAGCGACTGTTCGGTATGGGTGACGAATCAGCGCCAGCAATCCGCTCAGGCCAGACCAGCTTTGATCAGGCCCCGGCCAAGGTGTCGCCACTGTCGATCATGCGCAACGAGCAAACGCCGCTCCCGGTCAATTTCAATGACGAGGAGTTTCGCAAGCAGGTTGGCCAAGCACTGACCCCATACCCGCCACACTACGAAGCCGCCGCGCTTCGGGCCATTGAAGATCTTGAGGCCGCAAAGATTAAGTTCCCCGAACAAGCGGCGCACACCCAAGAGCAAATCGATAGGCACGTCAACAACCTGAAGGCCGACCGCGCCGCCCGGCAGTTCGGTGGTAGCCAGTTGTCCAACTACATGATCAAGAAAATGGGAACCCCAAGCGATCCCATGCGCAAGTTGGCACAGCAGGGCATCTCGGCAGTTCCGACAGAACTGAAAAAAACCCCCAACGCAATTGCAACAAGGGTTGCCGGTAGAAATCCAATGGACGTTGCCAACAAACGGGTAATGACAGCCAACGCCGGACTTCACAGCGCAGGCGTAGAAGGACAGGTTGCAAAAGAAGCCGGAAAGCCTTTGATACAGGCTCTGAGAGATCCGCAAACAGCCTTGGCCGCAAACATTGAATACGGTCTGGACAGCATGCTTCAGCCCATTGCTCGCAAAAACGACCTGAGCGCGTCACCAGAGCAGTTGAAATATTTTAAAGAAGATGAAGTGTTTGTCCAGCCTGAGGTGAACCCCCAAGCGTTTGAAGCGGTTGGATTCACCCGGCTGAGCAAAGAACTGCAAGACGCAATCATCTCCGGCGAGATCCGGCCAGAGCAGGTGTCCAAGATTTCGATGGAAGACTTGACGCGACGCGTGCACAAAGGCGATGTCAAGCGCGAGCAAGAAGCGCTGGCCGAGAAGAAGCGGTTGGCCGGTGGCCTGTTGACGCATGAGACATATGGCAACGGGTTCAGTTGGCAAGAGTTCGCCCCCAAGCGCGAGCTACCAGAGGGCTACACGCAAGATGCCTCCGGCGCGTTCATCGACCCCAAAGGTAACAAGTCTGTAATTCACCCGGGCTACGACAATTTGCAACGGCAACTTGAGGCCGAAGGCGAGATGATGGGCCATTGCGTGGGTGACTACTGCGACAAAGTATGGGGTGGCGAAACGCGGGTGTTATCACTGCGCGACAAAAATGGCGATCCGCACGTAACCGTCGAAGTCAAACCCAACGGGGATGTCAACCAAATTTACGGCCACGGCAACGAAGATGTGATCCCCAAGTACACGGAATATGTGAAGGACTACCTGAACAAAGGTAGCTTTGGGAATGTCGATCTGAGCACCGTCCCCGGCCTCTATGACACGGAATTCAGGGTGTATGGCGGCGCTCGATACGAGCCACTGCCGGGCCATAAACCCCTTTCGCTTGATAAGCATTCAATCAAGCCAATGATCCGCGACATACTCAAAGGCAAGGGCTTCAACGTCAACCGGTTTGTGAACGAAAAAGAGCGAGCAGAGGTGCGCAAGGCACTCAGCGAAATAACCGAAGACGACTACAACAGGTACATGGACGCAAAGTTTGGGGCAGGCTCCGAACGGTTGCCTTTCCAGACCGCGATGCCGCAAGAGTTCAACAAAGGTGGCCTTGCAAAGAAATTGCTTGGCGCGGCCAAGGAGCCGAAATCCTACGGCGCAGTCGATGAGATGGTTGCCAAGGTTGGAGCCGAAGGCCGGTCACCAATCGTGCCGGTTCCCAATCGCTGGTTCCTGTACCCCGACAAGTTCCCCAACCAACAAAAGCTGGTGGAGCGCATTCTGGCCACCACCGGCAAGCGTCGCTTGGATTTCCCCTCCGGCGCATTCATTGATCCCCGCACTGGGCAGGTGTTGGATGCCAACATTGTCGAAGACTTGGGCGTGGTCATTGATCCTAAAACCAATCGGCCCATGATGTCGTCCGGCGCACAGTCGCAGATCGAGGTGCTGGATCCAAAGACCGGCTCGTACACCAAGAGCAATTTGGTGCGTAAGGGCCTGTTCAAGCCCGAGGGCGGCGATCCATTGCTCAACGACCTGAACTTCATCGCGACCATCGAGAAGGGCGACGTTGGCCACAAGTACGGCCTGTCAACGGAATACGCCTCACCAACGGAACTGTTCAACACCCAGACTGGCGCAAACCCCACGCTCCGCCCACGGAGCCGCGGTGACCTGTTCGGCATGGGTGAGGTTGTCGGGCGCGTGAAGATCGGCAGGAGTGAGCCGCATGATGTGTATGAGAAGCTATTCGTGGCCCCCAAAGGCTCCGATGTGCCCGGCAAGAAGCTGAACAAGGCCAAGGGTGGTCTGGCTAGGGCGGCGGTCACCAAGGCCCCCAAGCCCCCATCAGTAGTCCAATCGCTGGCTGATGAAGTCCGCGCCGAAATGGCCGCAGAAAAAGAAGCCGGGCAACTCAGCGCCAAGGCGCGTGCCGATCAAAGTCTCAAAGAAGCTTCAATGGGCATGACGCGCACCGTGCCCAGAGAGCAGGCCGACCTGAACCTCAAAGACTTTTTGGCTGAGAGCGTTGACAAAAACAGGTACTACCACGGCACGTTCAGGGATCCCGCCTCCGACAGGGGCAAAGGCTTCAAAGAATTCCGTACCGGCCAAGCCGACTCCTCATTCCTAAGCCCTGACCCCACATTCGCTGGTGGCTACGCTGGTGGCACGTTGATGCCGCTCAAGCCAGAGTTCCAAAAGCATGGCAAGTTTCAGATGCCCGATCCAGACAGATACCAGATGCCTGAAGGCACTCGTGTGATGCCCGTCTATGCTCAGGTCAAAAAGCCGTTTGATTATGAAAACCGTGAGCACGTCAAAATGTTGGCCGAGCACCTGCGCCAGCAGGGCGTGCCCGCCAGTCAGATCATGCGTGACATCAAAGTCATCAGCGCCCCAGACGAGGCCAACAATTGGATGGCTTTGGAAAAGGGCTACATCGTCAGGGCTTTAAAAGATCTAGGCCATGACGGCATGTACGTCAAAGAGCTTGATACCAAAAACTTGGGCGTATTCAACCCCAACGTAATCAAGTCTGCCATTGGCAACAAGGGCACGTACGACACAAGCAAAAAAGACATAACGCAAAAGAAGGGTGGCCTCGTTGGAACACTATAAACTTTTAGAAGGCTGGGGCCACGGCGATCTGGTCAAGCACATGAAGGCTGGCGGATCCGCCGATTCATTCGACCCCGAGAAGCCGTCACCCATTTATGTCCCGGCGCTGGCCGAACTGCGCGAAACGTTTGCTGGCATGAAAAACCCAATCGCTGACGGAACCAATGTTCAGTCCTACGCAGAGGCTGGATTCGTCGAGCCGTTTGGCGTGGATTCGTCCCCGCCAGAAGACGAAGACTCTGAATTCATGCGACGCATGGCCAAGAAGCTGAGCGAAAAATTTGGCCGGGAGGTCAAGACGCTGGCCACCAAGCCCCGGGCATTGGCTGATTTCATCGTAGATGACATTGGCGCAAACATGGCCGGTGGCATGGGCGACTACATGAACATGCCGCTGGAAGCCATTGATTATTTGCGAGAACAAGCCGCAGTCCAGAACAAGCGTGGCTACGTGCCCGAGTCCGTAATGGGCGGCAAGATGGTTCCCCCAAAGGTCAACAAGCTGGCCATGCCTGAGGATCGCAACTTTTCATCCAAAGGCGCAAAGGCACTGAACAAGAAATACGGCTTGAGTTCCGGTAAGAATGAAACCCCGATGCTGAGCGACGTGGCATCGTTTGTGGCCGATCCCTTGCTGGTAGCTGGCCCGCTGGGCAAAGCCTCCAAAACAATCATCCAAGAGGGCTTACCCCGGGCAACCGAGATGGGCATGAACGCCGCCTACCCGGCCATGCGCAGGCCATTCACCCCGGTTGACATCACGGTAGAGGGTGTCGGCCCGGATCTGGGCAAATACAAAAGCCCAGCGTTTCAGGACTACATCACCAAGCAAAGCGTTGGCGAGGGCACGGAAGTCCCAATGACCACGATTGGCGGACGCAAGGCCAAAGAGCGCAAGGGTCAGGGCGTTTACATGAACGAGGACACCCCGCCGACACTTGAAACCAATCCGATGAAAGCGTTCAGCGTGCGTAGCGGCGACTTGTCCACCGACAAGAAGCTACGAGCCGATGTAGCCACCGCTGGCCGCAGTTTGAACCAAGAGGCCATGGCCGCACACCGGTTCTTGCCAATCGCCACGAACAACATAAAGGACGCGTCGGCAATGCTGATTGGAAGCAAGTCTGGCAGGCCGTTGACCAAAGAAGAAGTGATTCTGATTGGCCAACAATTGCCCGGCATGATCGTGTCGCATAACCCGCGCACAGGCTCGGTGTTTGTTGCTCCGTTTCAATCCAAGGCAAACGCGGTTGACAAAGAACTGCTGGACGCGCAAGCCGCCGCTCGCAACGTTTTAGGCAAAGATGCCAAGACGCAATTGGGCCGTGCGGACGAGAAAAAAGACCTGATGTATATGCATAGCTCTACTTACGCAGAAGAAGGTGCCCGACCAATTGACCCAGCCGCCAAGGCCAAGAGGGACGCTTTGCGGAAGATGGATCGTTCGTTTGTTGACCCTTCAAAATTGCGTCGCGTGCCAAGTAATGCGAAGCCTTTGCCTGCCAATACAGCCAATTAAATGATGTACAGCAACGCAACGCATGTGCGCGAGTCATATAAGCCCCAACAATCTCGCTTGTCGGGACAAACAGCACGCCCCAGTTTTCGGTGTCCAAAGGCACAACGACGTGTGGGTAGCCTTGCTTGTAATGCTCGCTGAAGTCAATTTGATAGCTCATAAACAAATTTTAACATAAGGTTACACAAAATGGCCACCAAACCCCCAATTACCTCAGAAAACGACGGAGAATACAACAGTGTTGTAGTTAATGAACTGGACGACGAGCTTGAGGAGGAAGTGGAAGTCGAGGCTCCCGAGGTCGAAGACGAGGACGTAGTTGAAACGCCTGATGGCGGCGCAATTGTGCGTATGCCCGACGAGTTCAAAGGCCCGCGGGAAGACGGCGAGTTCTACGAAAATCTGGCCGAGACGCTCGACATCTTTGATTTGTCCGACATTACGATCCGCTACCTTGACCTTGTTGACAAAGACAAGGAAGCCAGAAAGAAGCGCGACAAACAGTATGAAGACGGCATCCGTCGCACCGGTTTGGGTGATGATGCCCCGGGCGGCGCGTCGTTTATGGGCGCAAGCAAGGTGGTGCACCCCGTAATGGCTGAGGCTTGCGTGGACTTTGCGGCCAGTGCGATGAAAGAAATGTTCCCGCCAGACGGCCCTGTGCGTACACACATTCTGGGCGAGCAGACTGACGAAAAGGTTGACCGAGCCGAGCGCAAGCGCGACTACATGAACTGGCAACTCACGGAGCAAATCCAAGAATTCCGCGACGAGCAAGAGCAGTTGTTGACCCAATTGCCTTTGGGCGGCAGTCAGTACATGAAGATGTGGTACGACGAGAACCTTGGCCGTCCGTGCGCGGAGTTCATTCCGATCGACAACATGCTTTTGCCCTTTGCGGCATCCAATTTCTACACCGCACAGCGCGTGTCGGAAATCCAAGACATCACGGAATGGGAATTTGAGCGACGCATCGAGTCGGGTTTGTACCGAGACATCACGTTTGTGCGGGCCTCAAGCGAGCCAGAAGAATCTGGCGCGGAAAAAGCCTCAAACAAGATCGAGGGGCGCGAATTCAACGACAACGAAGACGGCTTGCGTCGTGTTTTCCACATTTATACGTGGCTCGAGCTTAAAGACGACAAATATGCAAGCGGCAAATCAGCCCCTTATATCCTGATGATCGATGAATCGTCACTTAAAGCCGTGGGTTTGTATCGCAACTGGGAAAAAGGCGACGCTCGCATGACCAAGCTGGACTGGCTGGTCGAGTTCAAGTTCATCCCTTGGCGTGGCGCGTACGCAATCGGCTTGCCCCACCTGATTGGCGGGCTGTCTGCGGCCCTCACAGGCGCTTTGCGGGCCCTTTTGGACACCGCCCACGTCAACAACTCGCTGACCATGCTCAAGCTCAAGGGCGGGCGCAACAGCGGCCAGACCCAACAGCCTGAAATCACGCAGGTCACGGAGATTGAAGCGGCTCCCGGCATCGATGACATCCGCAAAATTGCCATGCCCATGCCTTTTAACCAGCCAAGCCCGGTTTTGTTCCAGTTGTTGGAATGGCTGAGCAACGCGGCTAAGGGTGTTGTGAGCACGGCAGAGGAAAAAATCGCTGATGTCAACAGCAACATGCCCGTTGGCACGACTCAGGCGCTTATCGAGCAAGGCGCTAAGGTTTTTAGTTCAATTCACGCCCGTATGCACGACTCGCAACGCCGAGTTTTGCAAATTTTGGGTCGGATCAACCGCTGGTACTTGGATGAACAGTACAAAGGCGAGATGGTCGAGGATTTGCAGATTTCAAAGTCGGATTTTGATCGCAACAGCGACATCGTTCCCGTTTCTGACCCGCACATCTTCAGCGAAACACAGCGCATGGCCCAAATGCAGGCGGTTATGCAGTTGATGGCCACTTATCCACAGAGTTTTGACCAAAACGCCGTGTTGAGCCGCGTTATGAAGCAACTCAAGATCCCCAACGCCAACGAATTGATGCCATCACAGACAAAAGCGCAGGAAATGGACGCGTCAAACGAGAATGCGGCTATGGCGCTTGGTAAGCAAGCGTTCGCTTACGCCAGACAAGACCAGTTGGCCCACATTCAGACGCATTTGGACTTTGCTTTGGATCCAAACTTGGGGTCAAACCCTTTGATTGCGCAGACTTACACGCCATTGGTGATGGAACACATCAAACAGCACATGATGCTGTGGTACACAAACCAGATGGAAACCTACGTCACGGCTGGCAGTTCCGTGGAACTGGGCAAATACGAAGACAACAAGCTGGCCAGCACGCTGGACAAGGCCATGGCAATTGCCGCCGCACACGTCAAGCTGGACTCGGCAGAAACGTTTGCCAAGGTCGTGCCAGCCCTCCAAGAGCTTGGAAAGCTTATGCAAGGCTTCCAGCAAAAGCCGCCACTGGACTCAGATGCCGAGGCCGTGTTGCAGGCTTCGTTGGCCGAAACACAGCGTCGTGCGGCGCGAGATCAAGCCGACATCGAACTGAAAAAGCGGGATCAGGAAATTAAGGTTGCCATGAACGCCGAAAACAACCTTACAACAGAGCGCATCAAAACAGCCGATATTTCTGCTGACGAGATACGACTGCGTAGCGAGCAGGAAAAAACTGCCATTCAACTTAACCAGCAAGCACAACGTGATTTAAGGAGTTAACCATGAGCACAAACGGAAAAATTGGCGGTACACCACCCGGCCCTACACGACAGCACTATCGTCTGGCCACAGGTCAAAGCGTCAATGAAATGCAATCACAAACAGCGACCACGGCGAACAAAAAGAGCATGGGCGGATTGGCCGCTCTCAAACAGCCCAAAGGCAAAAAGTAAGTATGCGTCTTGTCAGCGATTTAATTAGCGCTATCAAAACTCGCCAGTCGGACTTGAAAGACTCATTAGCCGGGGGTTATGCCCTGAACATTGAGTCTTACAACCGAATGGTTGGTCAATACGCAGGCTTGCAAGAGTCGTTGGATATTCTTGAACGTTTAATGGATGAAGAAAATGATGAGTGATAGCACGGTAGCGGGTTATGCCGCTGATGTAGAGGAGGCTTTTCCTCTTGTAGACCCCGGAGCAAGACCACTTGGCGCACGAGTTTTAGTACAACTGCGTCGGACAAAAAAGACAGTCACTGCAAGCGGGATTGTGTTGGTTGAAGAAACACGGGAAACCGAAAAATGGCAAAACATGGTTGGCAAAGTTCTTATGTTGGGCCCTCTGGCCTTTCGTAAGCGCGACTCCATGGAGCCGTGGGTGGAAGGTGTGTGGGTAAAAGAAGGCGACTTCGTGCGCGTGCCCAAGTGGGGCGGCGACCGCTGGGAGGTTCCTATGCCCAACGCTGAACACGATGATGACCCCGTCCTTTTTATGGTTCTCAACGACCATGAATTGATCGCCACCGTCACTGGCAACCCACTTGCAATGAAGGCATTCATATGAGCACAGAACAAAATACCCAAGAGGTTATGTACATTCAGGAGGCCGCGGATGGTGGTGCAGTCGTTGACTTGCCGCCAAGCATTCCAAGCCCAGAAGCCCAGCAAAACGAATCGGTTGATCCAGTAGAAACCGATGACGATGATGCGGCGGCGGAAGCCGCTGAGATACAAGCCAATGGATTCGTAGATCCAGAAGCACAAGCCATTCGCGAAGCTAAACGCGCAAAACGTCGCTCACGCAAGGACTACCATCGCTCAGTACAGGCAGAAAAAGATGCCAAGCTGGCCATGCTGGAACAGCAAAACCGACAGTTGTTGGAGCGCGTACAGGTTGTCGAGCGCAAAGCCTTAGGGCAAGACTTGGCACGACTGGACAAGCGCATCAGCGACGAACAGAACAGCATCATTTACGCAAAACAAAAAATTAAAGAAGCCGCTGATACCGGCAACGGCGATTTGATGGTGAGCGCTCAAGAACTGCTGTTAGAAGCCTCGCGTAACTATGAAAGTTTAGTTAATCAAAAACGCAGGTTCACAACTCCGCCGCCACAAAAAGAAGAAGCGCCAGACCCCATGGTCACGCGTCATTCACAACGGTGGATTTCAAAAAACACTTGGTACAACCCCCGGGGCCAAGACCGCGATTCCAAAATCGCCTTGGCCGAAGATCAACAGCTTGTCAGCGAAGGGTACGACCCGTCGTCACAAGATTATTGGTTTGAGCTTGACAAACGCTTGCAAAAAGTCTTGCCCCATAGGTATACTGATGACATGGACGAAAATCCAGTGAGGACTCAAAGGCCAAGAAATTTTCAAACAGGATCAGGCCGCGAACATGCATCGTCTTCAGATGGTCGAAACACCATCACGCTATCACCCGAAAAGGTGAGAGCAATGAAAGATGCAGGTATGTGGGACGATCCCGTCAAACGAGCAAAGATGATTAAACGATACGCGCTCGAAGCAAAAAATTTAAATACCTAAGGAGTTCAAAAAATGGATAAACGTCTAAAGAAAAACCTTTCTGCTGGTGGACGCGAAGATCGCGCAAGTCTTGACTCAAGTCGAGAGGCCCCAGAGAAAACGTTCGTATCAACCGATGAGCATTTTGCAGAGCAAATGTGGAAGGATGAATGGACACAACAGGCATTGCCCACTGCCCCCCAGATACCCGGGTTCCATGTGACTTGGTTATCTACCACGAACAGTTACGACAGTATCGATAAACGAATCCGACTTGGATACACACACGTCACGGCGAATGAGGTGTCCGGTTTTGAAAATTATCGAGTAAAAGCTGGTGAGCATGTAGGTTTCGTAGCGTGTAATGAAATGCTTTTGTTCAAAATCCCTAATGGGCTTTACCAAAAGATCATGAAGCATTTTCACCACGATGCGCCGCTTGAAGAAGCGAACAAGATTCGTCTTGACGCGACAAAACAAGTGGCACGAGATAGCTCAGGACGTAGGCTCGGAGTGGTTGAAGGTGAGGGTATGGACAATATTGATGCACCCGTTGCTTGCCCAACTTTTGAAGGCTAAGCAAAGTTTTTTTAAACAAGGAGTGAGACTATGTCTTCAACTAATGCTCCGTTCGGTATGCGCCCGTCGTTCCACCCTTCTGGTTTGGATCGTGCACAAGCGCTTGCTGGCGGAATCGCGTCTGGCTTATCCTCGAACATCTTGAAGGGTCAGCCCGTCAAGTATGTAGCGTCGGCGGGAACAATCACCCCTGTCACTGGCACTGAAGCTTTTGCTGGTGCCTTTGCTGGTGTGGAGTACACCGATGCAACAGGTTTGCGTCGTGTAAATAACCAATGGCCCGCCAACACCACTTACCTAGCCGGTTCGTGCGTAGCGTATTTCTACAACGACATCAACATCGTTTATGAAATTCAGGCTGATGGTTCAGTTGCACAAACTTCAATTGGCAACGAAGCCAACTTCACTACCGCCAATTTGGCGGCAGGCTCGCAAGTCACTGGTTTGTCCGCGGCCACCCTGTCCAACTCTTTGGTTGGTAACGGTGTCCAAGGTCAAATGCGTATTGTTGACATTTCGCCCGACTTGAACAACGCGTGGGGCGATGCCTTCACCATTGTTCGTGCCGTTAATGCAGAATCACAAATGTTCGGTAGCTTCACCGCATTTGCTTAATTAGGAGGACTAAAAAATGGCCGCTCCAATGCGCAGTACGGACTTTAGAAGCATCGTTGAACCAATTCTCAACGAGTGCTTCGATGGAGTCTATGACCAACGTACCGATGAATGGTCACGAGTTTTTCGTGAGTCTGAAGGTATTCCTCGTAACTATCATGAAGAGCCTGTCCTTTATGGATTTGGTGCCGCTCCTCAGTTGCCTGACGGTTCACCCGTTAGCTACCAACAAGGCGGCGTGCTGTTCCTGAAGCGCTATGTGTACAACGTTTATGGCTTGGCCTTTGCGTTGACCAAAGTGCTTGTGGAAGACGGCGACCACATCCGTATCGGCAATGTTTACGCTCGACACTTGGCCCAATCTTTGATTGAAACCAAAGAAACCTTGTCGGCTAACATTTTGAACCGCGCCTTCAATGCCTCCTACCCCGGCGGTGATGGTGTTCAACTTAACTCCAACGCGCACCCAATCGTTAGCGGCACCGCTAGCAATTTGTTGTCCACCGCGGCGAACTTGTCTCAAACATCTCTCGAACAGATGCTGATTCAAATCCGTCAAGCTGTTGACAACAACGGTAAGCGTATTCGTTTGGTTCCCAAGCAATTGGTGGTTGCCCCCGGCAACATTTTCCAAGCGGAAGTTTTGTTGAAATCTGTCCTGCGTAGCGGTACAGCAAACAACGACATCAACCCTGTTAAAGCCATTGGTCTGCTTGACCAAGGTGCCGCAGTGTTGTCTCGTTTGACTTCGCCCAACGCATGGTGGGTTCAGACTGACGCGCCCGAAGGCATGAAGCTTTTGATGCGCCGTAAGCTGGAGAAAACCATGGAAGGCGACTTCGAAACTGACTCTATGCGCTACAAAGCGACTGAGCGTTACGACGTTGGCTTCACCGACTGGCGTGCCATGTACGGCACACCGGGCGTTTAACCGTAGTGCAAAGTGGGGCGGGACAAAAATCTCGCCCCTTTTTTTAATTTTCGTCAAGCTTTTCAAGGAGAAGACGATGCCTCAATTTTCAGACGACTTATATTTGGGTGCGGCCCCAACTTATCAAAATTTGACCCAGTACCCCACATCCGCAACCTTTACCGGTTCAATCGCAACCACAGTGCTGACTGTCACTGCAATTTTGACGGGTGACGTTATTCAGCTTGGCCAACAAGTGAATGGAACTGGTGTTACTGCCGGTACGTTCGTTACTGGCTTTTTGACTGGTACAGGCGGCATTGGCACTTACTCTGTCAACGTTTCACAAACAGCCTCCAGCACAACCATGACCTTGTCTGGTAATGCTGTATTTGGCGATCCATCGCAAATGGATACAGGTGTTGGCCCTATGGGTCGAATCTACGTCTTTGACGTGGTTCCCTTGACTTCCAACACGGCAAATATTTGCGCCAGCCAAACACCTGCGGCGGCTGGCAACCTTTCCTTGCTTAACACCAGCTTGCTTGGCAACCGTTACGTCGTCCGCGCCGACGGCACACCTGTTGTGCAGTTGGATTGCCCTCGCAACGTTAACGTCACTTTGGCGGCTGGTGGAACTGCTCAAGTGCACACAGTCACCGGCTGGGATCTTTACGGTCAGGCCATGTCAGAAGCCATTACGTCGGTTGCAAACAGTACCGTGCAAGGCAAAAAAGCCTTCTTCCAAATTGCCAGCGTAGCAACTGCTGGTGGAAGTACAACTGCTGTCACCGTCGGAACTGGTCAGCTTCTTGGCGTACCTGTTCGTATCACAAGCGGCGTGTACATCTGTCACGTAGGCTGGGATTCCGGCTTTGCTTTGGACACCGGCACTTTGGCTGTGGCCGATACAACCAACCCCGCAACCACCACCACTGGTGACGTGCGCGGTACGTTTTCGCCAACTTCCGCCCCTAACGGCATCCGACGCTTGGTGCTTGGCATCATGCTTCCCGCTATTGCCGCTGGCCCCAACGCGACTCGACTGGGTGCGTTTGGTGTAAATCAAAACCTTGCAACCTAATAGGGGAATGTCATGGGTCAATTTAAACCAATGGTGAAAATGGAAACCACTGAGCCATCAGTGATTCTGAAGCTGAAAAAGGGTGGCCACGTCAATTACAAAGACGGCGGTCAAGCCGAAAGCGGTCACACAAAAATGGCAGGCGGCGGCAAGATGAGAGGCGCTTTGCAAATGAGCGCTGAGCCTGCTTTCAAGGGTAAACCAGTTGTGAATGCATCTGTCAAAAATCCTTTGACCAAATTGACCAAGGCCCTAAAGCCAGTAGTCAAAGCCGCCACAGGTGTTACAACACGCACCGTCGATCCAATCGCCCGAAAAGAGCAAGACCAAGCTCGGTTGAAAGCATTGGATGATAGTGCGGTTAGGCTCAAAGCGGCTCAGCCAATGCGAAGAGCCAAGGGCGGTAAGGCTGACATGGCGCAAGATAAGGCCATCGTCCAAAAGGCTATGAAGCAACACGACACGCAACAGCATGCAGACAAAACAAAGCTGAAGCTCAAGCATGGCGGCAAAATGGCAACTGGCGGTGTGGCAATGAGCAATGCAGGCGGTTACAAAACTGGCGGTGTTGTGAACAACAAGCCTGCTGGTTACAAG